ACAGTGGATAGAATTGAAGCAGTGACTGGCAACCAGTCATACAATGCTTATGTGTGTCATACTAGTTGTCATTCAAGTTGCCATACGTCTAGAGGGAGAAGATAATGGCGGCATCACCTTCAGACATAAACAGTTGGGTTCAATCGTATGGAGGACCTCAACTTCGTACATTCGATAAAACCATTAACGTGTATACAAACGTATATACTAATGGTAGTGGTGGTAATAACTCAAGTACAAGTGCCGCATCGACAAACCATAGGTTTGAATATACAGGTGCCAGTAATAGCATATACAGTGGTTACTATGACGGTGGAATTAGTTCGGGAAGTATAATGTATGCACAAGACATCGTAGATACAATGGAAGATATTGTACGTAGAACAGTTGATGTTATTGAAGGAAGATACACAAACAGATCACAATCACATTACGTATGTCACACTAGTTGCCATAGTAGTTGTCATACATCAAGGGGAAGACGCTAATGACTATGCAAAAATCATATTGCAAACAGATGAGGTACTCAGGACCTGAGAGTCTCGCTCCATCTGATGCATACAAATTTGATGTTCTAATTCAAATGGAAGTCCTCGCAGGATGTGACCATGGATGTCTTGGTTGTTTCGTGGACAAGAATATAGATCCTAATATGAATCAAATGATTATCGATAGAGCAAAAGAACTTGCTGATGGAGTCAAGCGAACAGGTTTGAATCTCAGAGAGTTCGTAATAGGACCTACAGACTTCTTTACTGCAGAAAACACAGAATCAGTTTTAAACAATTCAGTAGTCCAAGAGATAATGAGAGAACATACAGGAGCACGTATTGCCGCACCTGCTAAGTTCGACAAAGTCTCTATGGAAAAACTACGACATATCTTTTCTATTCTAGATGACGAAGACAAGTATAGACGTGAAATGATCATTGAGTTTATCATGCCTATCGGTAGAATAAAAGAGATGCTAGATGATAATGAATACTATGAAGAGGTGATGAGGAAAGTAGACTTCTTCAAAAACGGAACACCAAAGCAAATGGATTGGTCTTGGACTTTACAAGCATCTAATGTTGTTGGTAAACAAATAGACAAAGATATCTACAATAGGATTATAGAGAGATCCGTAAACGATTATGAAACTATCGTGGAAATGAACCCTGCATTCTCACGTGCACGTAATCAATTTGTAAAACGTAAGAATCTATTTGCTTGGAATGATTTCCTAGGTAGAGTGATTGATGAGAACAATGCTAACGAAACTGTAATGTCTATGGCGAATCTGTATTGTAACTCAATAAACTTTGTAGGTTTGACTGTTATACCTGGCGAAGAAGGTCCTACCACACACCTAAATGTNATGCTTCATGAGCAAGCATTCTTCTTAGAAAATAAAAACTTAGATGTTACTGGACTATCTTTTGAACAGATACTACAGAGAAAAAATGAACTTATAGCAAAGGGTATAAATAAGTCAAGTAAAGTAAAAGATTGTCAGGATTGTCAGTTTGCTATCGCATGTGCTAACAGACTTGTATTTGAAGCACAAGAGTCTCTCAATGTCAAGGGATGCGTAATGAACAAAGACGTATTAGATCTATACAACCCATACGACTTTACTTGGAACGATGATGCAGAAAGGTTAATGGCATGATAGGTCAAAATTTATATTATTTAAATAATAAAAAATACTGTACAACATTTTCTAACAAAGATACAGTATTGTTTGAATTAAACTCATTCTATCATACTGGCACACCTCGTAAGTTAGTATTTGTAGAGATGGATCAGACACGAGAAAATGCAGGTACGTATGCTCGTGACGGTGTGGAAAATGACGTAAAAGCAAAAACACCAGACAGTCGTGTTACGATGGAATGGAAAAACTTTACTGACGTTGATGACATAACTTATTTAGAAAACAGCGACAAGGCAATGCTAATATTTGCNGACGACTTTGATCAACTCAATGTCTTTTCTAGATATATCGCAGGTCTTCTAAAAGCATCTAATTTTTATTCATCATCAACTGACGATCAGATAAAAGTGATGGCGGCAGATTTTGTTGCAAAAGTTGTGGAAGCAGACTGGATGTTTAACTACATGAACATTCACGAAGACTTACTAGATGTGGATGCATACTGTCAGAATATGATTACCACTCATGGAATGTATTCTAATACATACCAGAACGGTGCTAACTTTAGTTACGATCTATTGTTCTATCTCAATGATTATCAAAGAAACTCTGATGTCCAAGGTCTAATCAAAGAGAAGTTTACCATACACTCAAACACCATGGCAAAAGACGTGATGGAGCACTTTACATCACGTAGACATTACATGGCATATTTTCTGGCAGTGATTGATTGGATGAATGCAAATGGATTGCCAGTAGACAAAGATGCGTGGGTGAAAGAAACATATCTAAACTTAGCAAACAAAGGGCAATACACTCAGGCATTCTATAAGATGGAAGAACAGTGGAATCGTGTAAAGGACAATTCAGACTTTATTGCCGCACACCAATCTAAAGCAGATAGCGCGGCAGATGGTTGGGAGTATATGGATCTTTACACAGAGTTTAAGAATGCATTCCCCATTGTTAGAAAAGTTATTCAGCAAGACTATGATATGGATAATCTAACACAAGATATAAAACTAATAAATACTGACGTTCAGTTCTTCTCAAAAAGACAAAATAGGATACCTTATCTAATTCACAAATACCCACTGTAGGATATATTATGGAAACAAAATGTTATGTTTTGCCACTTGCTCCGCAAGATTTAGTCGGCATTTATAAAGAAAAAGATGATAGTGAAAAAGAATATATTCTCTATGTGGATTACAATAAGACAACAGAGAAGTTAACAGATCAGCATGTCCTGATATATCTGGCAAACACAAACTTCAAAACTTCATTTGATCACGTATCTACTGGTTTAGTAAAAGAATTTATCAAGACTAACTTTATTGTGCATTCTCCTATGCTCAGTAGAATTGTTGCTATGATACTTAAGGTATATTTGAAACATGAACTAACTGATGGTGAGAAACTATTGACCACAAGTTTATTCACCATGGAACAAATCAATGAATTCATAGAACTCAATGGAAATCTTATAGAAGATTTGATCAAAACTATTCAAGGGTTGTTTGCTTTTACATTATGGAAGTTACATTCGCATATAGAAGATCCCTCAGTAGAAGAACCTACTCTAGCAGAATATGTAAAAGAAATAGAAGTTGTGGATCACGCAACCAACATAGGTCCTAATATTGCTAGACTAGTAACAGAGGCAATTGATGTTTTATATCTGGTGTTTCATGTACGAGGGGTTTCGCAAGTATTCAATAAGCAAGTCTATAATGATAATCCTAAATATCAGGGGACTGATTTATTCTATCTTATGAATCAAACAAAAGTGGTAAATCTGATTATGGAAATGCTACCAGAGGATTTCTGGCATGATAGTAAAACTGAATGACACCTATGCAGGTTACTATACATACGATCCTAACTATAGTCCGTCCAACATTGATTTTTTAAGGACGGAGATAAATCTTGACATCCTACATGGATGTGCCCAGATGTGTCCTGGTTGTTTCATCCCCAGAAAAAATCTAACTAACCCAGACCACCTAAAAGATCTGTACGATATATTAGTGAAGGGACAATATCACCCAGACGAAATCGTTATAGGTCCTACTGACATATTTGATGCCCAGAACTTTGAGGAGATAATGAACCATGAGTATATGTTTAAACTTTATGAGATTTCTGCAATTGGATTCACGTCTACACTTTTACAACCATATTGGTTGATAGAAGAAAAACTACAAAAAATCTGGAGTCTATACCGACATATAAAAAGAGTACCCGATATAGATTTTAAGATTGTCCTTGACGTAGACAAATATCTTGATGGTGAACTTGACGAATGGTTTGACAAGTTGAAACTATTTAAGGAGGGGTCTGTTCAGTTTAGGGTAAATTATTACAAAGGTGTTTTTGACAGAATAAGTTATAACGATCTATGTCAGAAAGCATACGATGAGTTCAACGCACCAGTTGTAATCACACCATCATTCTTGACAGACAGAAATGCCAGAGGTAAGGTAGAGCAACACCTTGCTAACTTTCGTAAGGATTTAGTAGATCAAAAGATAGACAAGAAGTGGAGAGATTACTACACATTCTTTGATGCTAAATTCAACGGTCTTGGTTGTCAAAACTACAGTTTTTATAATGGTAAATTATATGTCAATCCATTTTTGTATGATGCAATTATTCAAAGGACTCCATTCTTTGAGACAACAATGGATGAGAACAAGTTATATGATAACATAGAATATGCTCAACAAGTAGATGATTGTAACGGTTGTGAATATATGATGAGTTGTGCTGAAAGAAATGTGCACATGTATATGGAGTCAAGAGGACTAGAGAATTGTGTAGCAATGAAAGAGTATATGCACAGTAATCCAGTTACAGACTATGCCCCTCATTAAAAACAATCTGTATTACGAACTTACTACAGAGACACAAACTAAACCAGTATCTGCAGTAAAGATCCAGATGGACGTGTTAGACGGATGCCATCACAAATGTCCTGGTTGCTTTGTCCATCGTAGAGGAAATGCATCCAGTATAGATCAACTAGCACATGCAAAGAAGTTTGTCAAGAGTATAACTGACCAAGGGATACTAGTGGATGAGATCCTTATAGGTCCTACTGACTTCCTTGCATCTGAAAACTTTTATGAAGTTATGCCAGAACTAGAGGATATGATCAATGATAATTCCCCCATACTCGCTTTTGTTTCTACTCTTATTGACGGTGACATTGTGCAGTTTTGCGATTGGATAACTGAGAGAATAAATCTAGACACCGAGATAGAAATAGGCATTGCCACAAACCCACACAAATTTTCTGAAAAAAACTATTTACAAAACATAAAAGATAAGTTATATTACATAGATAAAAACCTAGAGCACGAGGTGACCTATACTTTTGTAGTNAATATAAGAGACTATGGATTAGACTATACAGCACTTCATGANAAGACGGTAAAGGAGTTTAGNACTATCCTAGATTTTATTCCTTCCGTTTCTAGATCACACAAACCAAACATAATCCTAAACACACTGACAAAGTTTAACGAGTACTTCAACGATATCAGTAAAGATACTAAGTTGAATAATATAATGGTTGATCATTCACATGCAGGGATGAACTACACTGTGCTAAACTACAAGAGAGGTGATTGGTTTCTAAGTCCATTTATGTATGAGAACATGGCAATATATGATGACAGTCTCAAGGTGCAATCTTTTGATGATGTAGTCCCAATAACTGAAACACAAATAAATAAAGCAAAGGGTACAGAGTGCGAACACTGTCCATTGTTTTTTAGTTGTTACAATCGTAAGATAATTTTATTACGAGATTATCTGGGAGTCAAACATTGCATTGCTCCAAAAGAGAATATGCTCAACAATATACACAATTACAACGCACCTGCACAAACAATGTACAAGTGGGATGGTTACAGCGTAGAGAATGATAAGAAGGGATATCGAAAGAAATTCCTAGTGACTAAAGATAATGATCCAGAGTTAGAAAGAATAAAGAGCATATCTTATGTTAAATGATGAGTGGAAGAAGATTGTAGTCGATGGGAATAGACTTGAAGAGTTTACTGCTATCTCTGCTATGTCTCAATATAAGATACAACCTAACTTAGAAATACTTGAGGGATGCTCATACATGTGTCCTGGTTGCTTCGTAAAACGTAAAGGTAATTGGAGTCCTTACTCTGTTCATCTTTTCTGGGAACTGGCAAATGAATTGATAGGTAGAGAAGATGTAGTATTGGATGACCTCGTCATCGGTCCTACGGATTTCTACGGTGCAGAAAATCTAGAGACAATAATAGAAGATGTAAAACTATCAGAAGGTGTTATGCTAATGCCTGAAGATAATCGTAACGTACAACACAATTGTTCCATATTAGGATCGTTGTCAGAAAAAGATATAGAGGCAAAGATCCGTAAAATAGAAAAGTCTCTCCTCGGAAGTGTGGTTAAGTCTTGGGACGTACAGGTGGCATTAGATGTGAAGAGTCTTCTTTATGATAAGAAGTACCGACAAGCACTTGATGATCGTATCAAAACATTCGAGGAGTCAAGTCTAAATTATGAAATATCTATGGCGACTAATATTGTAGACGGTGTTGAAGAAATAATCTACGATGCTATTGATCTTGTGAGAGAAGAATACCAGACTGTGATAGAGATCTTACCATCCGTGGTGAGATCATTTCACTATGGCAGTAAGCATGGAGACAAACTATTCGAGTGGAATAGAATGCTTACCAAATTATCTTTGAATGAAAAAAGATTTAAAACAAAATTTCATTTCTTACAGGGCGATGTATCTCACAAAGCATTTCACTACTCTGTGATAAACATCCACAATGGAAGAATGTTTATGGCACCATTCATCTATGAAAATGCACAGATCCACAATGATGCTTTTCTNATTGACACTGACAAGGGTGGTGATATAATTGATCGTATATTAGAGTACAAAGATTGGATTGTCAACTACCAAATTGAAAACTCCCAAATGACAGAGTGTCATACTTGCAAGTACTTAAATATATGTTCACAAAGACTTGTTCCAAGAATAATGGAAACAGTATTCAAGAATAGAAAGGAATGTATTCTAAATAAAGAAGTGATTCAACTGTTTGACAATGAGGTGTATTATGGGAATAGTTACTGATAACAAATCCCATGCACAGGCAGACAAAGACTTTGATCTAAGTTTTAGCGAAGGGCACGAGATCAAGGTTCAGTTCAACTGCGAGATATTATCTGGTTGTGAGTTTAAGTGTAAGGGTTGCTTTGTAAATAAACTGGGAAATAATATAGGAGACTTTCAGAGACTAAATGATGCTATCGACTTATTCAATGGAAACGGTTACAGAGTTTCTACCATCAATATCGGACCTACTGATCTTTTTGGTAACAATAATATTATAGAACTGTTACAAAATGAAACATTTCGCGAATGTTTATCTAAGGTAACAACAATACAATTTGTCACAACTCTGCCAGAAGATGTAGATCTCAGGATAATAGATCTATTGAACAGCATACCTAAGACAAAAGGTTTTTTGTATGATTGTAATATTCAGTTGCAACCACCTGTAAACTGGGCAAAGATAAAAGATCGAATGAATGTGCTAAATCTTTTGAGTGACGATCTCAACTACTACTTTGTCTACAACATGGGTAACGATGATGATGAGAACCAAAAGGTTCTAGATATCTCTAGGGTTACGGACAAAGTGTTTGACTCAATACTGCAACTCAACCCATCATTCTTCAGGGCACCAAAGACTAAAGTGCAAACCCACATGATAGAAAAATGGAAGAGTTACGACTTTAGTCACGAACTATATCCAAAGACAATAGCAGATCAGGCACAGGGTGGATCTCTAGAACTTAACTATACCTACTGCAATGAAAGATTTTTCTGGACTCCTTTTGTCTACGATATTGTCCTGATCGGTACTGAGGAGTTTGAAGTAAAAGAAGAATGGGATGTGAATTCTTGGACGAAAGTAAAAGAGGATCAGTTCATGTCTCAATTAGAGTATGCGATGCAGACTGAAGAATGTGGAATGTGTCCAAAGCAAATGACTTGTATTGATAAAGGGGTTATCAGTTATATGAAACATCACGCACTTACTAGTTGTGTGTTTCCTGACTTGATACGATCCATGTAGTTGAACCACATCCGCATCACACAATCGGGAAGATCTCTTTCTCGGTTCTTCCAATCCCATTGTGTGTAACATCTAAACCCACACTTGTTCCACCATTTACAAGATAGACAACCATGCTCATCCATATACGATTGCATCATACTGGCATTGTCTTGTCTGTTCAATGGTGTGTTGAAATCTGATTCTGTGTAACGGTTCCACCTACAGTTAGATATACTATTGTTTGGAAATATGGTCACTTTGTTTAGTGCCATACAATGCATGTGGTTGTTNTCGTTTCTTATGAGATCTGCAATAGGATTAATATCGGGATAATTATGAAAAGTGAAGGTGAGGAAATCAAGGTATCTACTATCAGATGGGATAAGATGGTCGAAACCTTTATCAGGAATATAATCATCAAAGTAAAAATTATCAAACTTATCATAGAGATAATGAAAATACTCATCGTCATCTGCCATATACCTTTCTATGGACGGAACCGTTGCAACCATATTGATTGACGTAATGTAGTCGGCAAAGTATTCTATGTTCTTGCCATAAGGTCCTTTTACTGGTCTACCATCAAAATCATAAGAACAAATAATATAAGATGGTATCTCTGCTTCATTTAAATCGTCTAGGAGTTTTTGTACTCTGTCTCTTTTACTAAACTGAAACGATGTCACCCAAACAACTTTTATTCGTTGTTCGTATTTATCATATAACTTTTTTATCTCTATCAGCATATCATAGTAGATATCATATGCCCACTCAGAGATCCTGTCTTGGAATAGTTCACCACCAACCATATTGATTTGGCACGTGTCAACCATCCCCTGCATTTTCTTCAGGTGATCTTCAACAAGCGGTATCTTAGAGAACATTCCCTCGCGAGATAACCCCACAGTCGACTTCTTATCATGGTGACAGAAAGCACAGTTCAAGTGGCAGTTTTCGAATAGCGTGAGTTCTATCTCACCTAAGTTCGGTCTCTTCTTCTCTAATAAGACTTTTGTAAAGTCAAAGTTTGTCAAACAGCATTTCCTCTTGGTAATACTCTCGGACATCTGGGCACATGCCTCTGTCCTCGTTGAATTCTAATCTTTTCAAAATCGCATCATATGTTTCCTTGTCTTGACTATATCTTCGAAAGTATGGATCTTTCGGGATCAAGTCATTGTCGTCTAGCACCGTATAAAAGTCTTCCTTGAAATCTTTTGCTATCCACTTGGCATAACAAATAGCAACAAAGTAAGACTTGGCAGGATAAATCCAGTCGTGTACCTTTATGTTGAAATGCAACAGCGCATCTTCTACAACTGTGTCAGGTCTGAAGTTTATTGGCACTCCTTCTAAATCATCCTTATACGCTGACTCCATCAAGTGGTAGGCGTTGGATCTTGCTTTCCATTCTTGCATAATCTAATAATCCTTTATATCCATTACAACTGTGCGTTAGGTCTCTTACATATCTATAATGTTCGGTCAAACATTTGCCAAAGTAGTCGCAACTCTTACATATTTTAGATACGTTGTCAACCTTTTCTTTTTGTGTCCATGCTATGTAATCACTGTATGAGTCAAGTTCAAGAAAGTATTCGTGGTCACTCTTGTCAAACTCTAATACACCAAACCTTCCATTGGGGGTGATATAAACATGATCATCACTAAATGCGTTATAGTCACCAGACAGAGAATCTTCTATCCTAGCGGCATTCTCAAAGTGGAACTTCTTATCTGGATGCTCCAACCATTTTATAACAAACTCCTCAAAGTCTTTATGCGTTACCTTTTGTTGGTTTGCTTGATTAGTTGAGTATGGTTTTATCTCCACACTAACAACATTAGAAACCATATTCAAAGTAAATATCATAAAGTCTACATCCATCTGTAATACTTTTTCTGATGCGAGGATAAGAACTGCTAGTTCCTTATTTGCATTCATCATATTACTAAGGACGTGTTGTTGTTTCTCTCTTGCGTCAAAGTCATAGGATACTGATAGAGATATATCATCATCCCTGAAAAAATCAGGAAAGGCAGAGAGGTTTGTATTTATATTTATTTCTCCATCGTAGTATTTACGAATGACATCTTTCATAGAGTAAAAATAATCTGGGTGAAGCAACCCGACTTCTCCCCCATAAAGATCTACATGATTTATGTCTGGGACTTCTGACAGTCTTTGATCTAACACTGAAAGACTAATCTTCTGTCTATCACCTAACTGTTCGGGTGTCAAGTAGCAAAAGTCGCAACGGAAGTTACAGTAGTAAGTAGGATTAATGGACAGATTCATCGACATAAGGAGTCACACCATCTGGATTCATTTTGTTTATCTCTAATATCCTAGGAGCAAGAGTTTTCATTTGTCTGCAGTGCTCCTCTACTGTTCCTTCCCTTTTCATATCTCTGACAGTTTTCTTACAACCATTACAGATCTCAAACATAGGGCAGGTGTAACATGCCATCTTCATAGTCTGTATAAATGGATCGTCTTGTAGCGGTGTTTGCATTGCACCGTTCATCTCTTGCTCAAAGTCTATAGCATAATCTAAATCGTCTGCAAGAGAACCACANGAATAGTAATCACCGCCAGGATTGAAAGCACGAATACCCTCGTCACATTTTCTATTCTGGGGACAACTAGTTGCTGAACCACCAAGTCTTCTCATCATTGCTTTTGTGTTGTACTCCCAAGGGTGAAGTCCTTGATCATAGATATCAACATATGTGCTATACATCTTACTCAATCGATAGGTGTTGCCTTGAACACCAGATGCCATGGCATAATTTAGTTTACATTCTACGTCCATCTCCTTGGCAAGTTTTACATTGTCTATAGCACGATAGTCATTCATATCTGTAATCACTGCTATGAAGTCTGGTCTCTCTCCGCAATACTTTAGCATTGCATCTGATACACTCCANAAGTCTTCTTCAGTAAATTCAGTNAAGTCACCTTTGAGTCTACCACCGCCATATTGAAAAGATGTGCACACTCCCATGCGTGGATGATTAAATAAATCAACCCACTTCTCTGGTTTTACGTAGAAAGGCCAGAGATTAGTAGTAAATGAAATGTATGCAGGGTAGTCGTGTTCATCCAGATGCTCTATTAGTTTCCAATAGTATTCTGGTTTTACCATCAACGGATCTCCACCATTGATGATCAAGGATTTGGTTTCAGGGTATCTTTTCAGAAACCTGAAGATATACTCCATGTCTAACAAACCTGCATTGTTAGGATCTATTGCTGTCGAAGAGCAAAACGAACACTTGAAGTTACATGCCTCCGTAGGTTTTATTATTAGATCCATTGCTTTTCTCTCGCTAGGTTCAACATCAAAGTCTTAGGTGCAGGACAAACATTATCCATCCAGATCAATTGATGACAATCTGAGTGACAGTATAAGAACACTGGACACTTGTAGCATCTCTCATCTCTTTCATGCATCTCGCATGAGATGATCTCCATTCGTTTAGGTGATGATCTCACTTCCTTTGCAGGAGTATCTATATGTCCATAGAAATCTACAGGTGCAGAGTTAGGACACCCTGCAACCGTTCCGTCTGCATTTATTGTATGTATTTTTTGTTCGCAGTCTCTACAGAAAGTTCCATTGAAGAACTGATTCCTATCATCAAACTTGGCATATACTGAATCTAAGAAACCGTTTGCTACTGGATGGTCTTTAGTGGTTTCGTGCATTAGCATCCACCAAGCATCTAATTCTTTGTTGTGAGGAAAGATGTCTGGGTTTAGTGTGGCATTGCCGTTATGGGTTAGTCTTTCATATGATATCTCAGAAACACCAATACTTTCCATATAGTCTGCAATCTCTAGTGGGTGCTTCTTGACAACGTCTGTAGTAACTGAAATAAAACACTTGACATCAAGTCCTTCTTGTACTAATGTTGATACATTTTTTTCCCATAACTGTAGTTGTCTTTCGTTGGCAAACCTGATATTGGAATCCCAACTGGTAGCAACATATCCACCAGATATGCAGTTCTTGAAAAACTCAAGATACTCTGGTCGTAGTTTATATGTGAGGTTAGTTGTTATTCCGTGTGTGCACCGATCTCCCCATCTATCTTTTGTTATATTATAGAACTCCATAATATCTTTCATAGGCGCAAGCATAGGTTCTCCACCATGATACTCAAGGTGAATTTGATTGTCTCCAGTATCTAATTGATTGCACCAGTGTGCAGTTTTCACAGGATCGAAGTAGATCTTCCTTCCGTTTATTCCTGATGTAAAACAGTGGGAGCAATTTAGATTACAGGTCTCAGTCGTTTTGATGTATGCGATTAAGTGTTTCTGTGTCGCCAATGCCATGAGATGCGATCAATGCCCTTTCAAAGTTTAGTGCTTTATGTTTAGTTCCTGCAGGTATACTAAGTTTATCTCCGACTGCCAGTATTATCACCGTACCATTCACATTCATTGATTTAGATCCTGCTTTCACTTCTATTATAACATCAACAGGATCTGTGTGCTCATCAAAGGTAGGACCCGATTTGGGGTTGTAGAATAGATGAATTGTCCTATCGTCAAATTTCCAATGACGTTCCATTTGTTCTACTTTTATTGTTACCTTTTCTTCTGCTAAATGCTTCGCCATTTGAGATTGGTAATCCCAATAATGGAGAGTGTCTATTTGGTCTTGCAATCCACCTTCGCGTATTATAGATACGTCATGTGATTTGAAGCATTTCTCGGATAGCAGGAAATCTTCGAAGTCTTTAAATGTCATTTACGTTCCTTATATATAATAAAGTATTTATAATGAGGTTACCATGATATATCATAGATGGGCGACTCCTATTGAACATTCTTCTAATCATATAGGAATGCAACCAATACGAGATCACCTTCTCACTTACTACAACGTCTCAGATACTATTAGTGACAATTATAACATATTTGATGACGAAAGTAAACCCATAGAAAATTTAAAAGATATGGCATATGCCAACTTCAAAAACTATGCAAATGTAAACTTTGGAGTAAACCTAGACGAATATCATAGTGTGCTAAAAGGGTGGTTGACACCGACAGAAAATCATGCTATGGCAGAGCACAATCATATGGGTGCATGGTTTTCTTCCGTCTATTATATAATGGCAGAAGAAGATGATCAGGGTGGTGAGATAATATTCACAGATCCTAGATCAAATGCAAACAGAGGATACGATCAAAAATTTGCAAAACATTTTCAGGAATTTGTTATCCAACCTAAGACAGGCGATTATGTAGTATTCCCATCATTCTTGTACCACTGGGTAAATAAATTTACTTCTAAGTTCAGGATAGCAATACCAATAGACATTTACTTATTCGAAAAGACTAGACAATACTAGGATAATGTGATATAATATATTCATGATTGACCTGAAGCAAATACATTCAATGTGGGCAGAAGACTGCCAGATAAATCAAATGAAGTTAGCAGATGCATCGAAAGAAACACCTGCACTACATGCGAAGTATCTGGAACTACATTCTACATTCAAACTCATGTTGAAACGTGCAGAGTTTGCACAGAAGACTTTGCTGAAGGACAAATGGTTATATTATAATGGTAAGATGTCTGAAGAAGAACTGACTGAGAAAGGATGGGAACCAGACCCATTCAATGGATTGAAAATACTCAAAGGAGAAATGGATTACTACTACGATTCAGATCCAGAGATACAAAAGTCAGAAGAGAAGATACAGTATTATAAAACTGTGATTGATACTTTAACAGAGATAATAAATAATCTTAACTGGCGACACCAGACAATAGGTAATATAATCAAGTGGAAGCAATTCGAGTCAGGAAACTAAATCATTCCGATCTCCAGATTGAATGTGATAATGGAACAGCACAGGAACTCAACGAACACTTTTCGTTCTATGTGCCTGGTTATAAGTTTATGCCAAGTTATCGCAATAAGATATGGGATGGTAAGATACGTTTGTTTACTCTCAGGGAGAGAACACTACCTGTCGGGTTGTACTACCACTTAAAAGAATTTTCCGATAAGAGACAATATAACTTATTACCAGAGAAAAGTCAATACGGAAAACCAGATGATCGTACTCATGTCAGACCTACGGATTTACAAGAATTTTTAAATGATTTGAATTTACCATTCCCACTCAGAGATTATCAGTTTCATGCGGTGGGCGAAGCATTGGTACGTAAACGAGCAATCTTATTATCACCTACAGGTTCTGGTAAGTCGTATATGATTTATGCACTTGCTAGGTTTTGGTATGCAATGCTGACAGACGGTAGGTCATTTCCTAAAGGTGGACGTGTTCTTGTCATTGTTCCTACCACATCTTTGGTAGAACAGATGCACAATGATTTTGTAAATTATGGTATGCCAGAAGGTGGGATGCATAGAATCTACTCTGGTAAAGACAAAGCAGTCGATGCCGCGATTGTAATATCTACATGGCAGTCAATATATAAGTTGCCGAAGGTTTGGTTTGAACAGTTTGGTTGTGTGTTTGGAGACGAAGTGCATGGGTTCAAATCGAAATCTTTGATGAGTATAATGAACAAGTGTACAGAAGCGGCATATAGATTTGGAACAACAGGAACACTAGATGGATCACAAACGCATGAGTTGGTTTTACAAGGTCTTTTCGGGAAGATATATAAAGTCATCACTACGAAGCAATTACAGGATAACGATACTCTTGCCGCCCTCACTATCAGGAGAGTCATTCTTTCATATAAACACGAGTTTCGGGAATCTAACAGGGAAAAAACCTACCAAGAAGAAATTGAATTTATCGTTGGTCACGAGAAACGGAATAAATTTATAAGGAACCTCGCACTAGATCTAAAGGGGAACACTCTAGTGCTATTCAATTATGTAGACAAACATGGTAAACCTTTACACAACTTGATAAGAGACAAGGCAAAAGATCAGAAGGTATACTTTGTATCTGGAGAAACTGCAACTACCGACAGAGAAGCAATCCGTGGTATTGTCGAGAAATCTGACGGTGCCATTGTTGTTGCATCCCTAGGAACCTTTTCCACAGGTATAAATATTAGAAACTTACATAATATAATATTTGCCTCACCGTCTAAGTCTCAGATAAGAGTATTGCAGTCGATAGGTAGAGGTCTAAGAAAAAGTGATGATGGAAGAGAAACTATGTTATACGACATATGTGATGATCTGACTTGGAAGAAAAGAAAAAATTATTCTCTCTTACATTCTGAGGAAAGAGAAAGAATATACCAGAAAGAACAGTTCAACTATAAAACGGCAGTGATCCCCTTATGAATATAAAACAATTTAAGTTAGTTAATAACGATGAGATAGTATGTGAATTTGTCGAATCAGTCGGCAAGGAAGGTGATCTTATTGTCCGAAAGATGCTGAAGATATTTCACGCAGAAGATTACAACAATGGTATTAGGTACTACTCTTTTAAACCTATGTTATCATTTCAAGATGATCTCAACTCACTCAATGTGTTGAATTGTGACCACATAGTTTTGGAAACGGAACCATCTAAAACTCTTTTGTATCATTACACCAGTGCCCTTGACGAAATAGAAAGAGTCAAAAAGGTAAGGGGTGACAACAAAGATCTCAATATAGATGAGATCATGATGGATACAACGGATATGTCGACAGAAGAAATCGCGGCATATTTGCAAGAGAAATATGACATGGGAATGATATCAGACGAAGAACTCTATTCTCTAGACTCTGCAGATAACAATGTGATTCACCTAAACCCTAAAGGAACGATGCACTAGTATTCCCCCACCTCAAAAGGGTCTTTATTATTATACACCGATTTTATGATTCTGTCAACCCCTATTTTTTTATTTCAAACAAAAAGATAATGTTTTACATTCCCTTTGAATTTTGATATAATATTGTTATGAAAGGATATTATTATGCCACGAAAAAATAAGAAAAGCGCACATTATGTAAATAATGCAGATTTCTCAAATGCAGTCGTGGAATACGTAAAGACAGTTAACGAAGCAAAGTCTTCAAACCAAACTCTACCCAAAGTACCAGATTATATTGCTCAGTGTTTTCTCAGTATCGCTGAAGGTTTGTCTCACAAATCTAATTTTATTCGCTACACATATCGCGAAGAAATGGTCATGGATGCAGTTGAGAACTGTCTCAAGGCAATAGAAAACTATAGCATAGAAGCGGCAACCAGAACAGGTAAACCAAATGCATTTGCATATTTTACTCAGATAACTTGGTATGCATTTTTACGTAGGATTGCAAAAGAGAAAAAACAGCAAGACATTAAACTAAAATATCTAACAAGATCAGGGATAGAACAATTCGTTGATGGTGATCTAAGCGATGATTACACTATGAATGTTGTGGGGTCTTTTGTTGATACGCTCAGAGATCGTATAGATAAAGTGAGAGAATTTGACACAGAAATCAAAACATATGCCAAAGAAGAGAAACTCAGAAAGAAACGTGCAGTGGTTGTAGATTCTGATCTAACGGAGTTTATGAAGTGAAGGTAGCAGTACTAAATGACACACACTGTGGTATCCGAAATAGTTCTGATATCTTTCTTAATAATGCTTCTGATTTTTACGGTAAAGTTTTCTTTCCTTATTGTAAAGAGCATAATGTCAAACAAATTGTTCACCTTGGTGATTATTATGATAATCGTAAGTTCATGAACTTCAAGGCACAGAACCATAGTCGTAAATCATTTTTAGATCCTATGCGTGAACTTGGTATGAGGATGGATATTATACCTGGCAATCACGACACCTACTATAAAAATACAAATGATTTAAATTCTTTGAAAGAACTTCTGGGTTATTATATGAACGAGATCCATATCATTATGGAACCCAAGGTCATGGAGTATGGTTCTTTGAAGATGGCAATGATCCCTTGGATCAACCAAGAGAACTATGATGATACAATGAAGTTCATCAAGGTCTGTCAAGCAGATTGGTGTGGTGCACATCTAGAACTTGATGGTTTTGAAATGATGCGTGGTATAAAGAATGTGCATGGTATGGATCACAAGATCTTTAGAAAGTTCGAAAAGGTACTGACTGGTCACTTTCACGTTGGTTCCCAAATGGATAACATTCACTATCTTGGTTCGCAGATGGAGTTCTTCTGGTCTGATGCTCACGATAAAAAGTATTTTCACGTGATAGATACGGAAACCAGAGAAATAGAGAAAGTGCATAATCCACACACTTTATTTCATAAAGTACTTTACAATGACGACAAAATGGATTATAATAACTATGATGTATCACAATGTGAACAGAAGTTTGTTAAGGTTGTGGTCGTCAACAAGAAAGATACATTTTTATTTGATCGTTTCATTGATCGTATTCAAAGCGAGAATATACATGAACTAAAAATTGCAGAGAACTTTCAAGAGTTCACAGGTGAGAATGTGCATGATGACAATATGGAATTTGATGACACGCCAAAGATTGTAGACTCATACATTGATGGTGTAGATACAGATCTGGATAAAGATAAAATAAAGATTCAGATGAGAGAACTCATGACTGAAGCACAAGCATTGGAAATTGCATGATAAGATTTACAGAGGTAAACTGGAAGAACTTTCTATCCACTGGTGATAAGTGGACAGAGGTTCAATTAGATAATGCAAAGAGTACGTTAGTTGTCGGACATAATGGTGCAGGTAAGTCCACTATGCTCGATGCTATATCCTTTGCACTATTCGGTAAACCTCACAGAAATATTACAAAGTCTCAGTTGGTCAATTCGATCAACGGTAAAGGCACGTTGGTTATTGTTAAGTTTTCTATAGGAGACAATGACTTCGTGGTTACACGAGGTATCAAACCAAACGTATTTGAGATACACAAGAATGGTCTGATGATAAATCAATCATCACATGCCAAAGAGTACCAGAAGATCCTCGAACAAAACATCCTGAAACTAAATCATAAATCGTTTCACCAAGTTGTCGTACTGGGTTCCTCCTCTTTTATTCCCTTTATGCAACTACAGAGTGGACACCGTAGGGATGTAATCGAGGATCTTTTGGATATCAACGTGTTCTCTAAGATGAATACTATTCTAAAAGAAAAGCAAAAGATAATCTCAGATGATCTGAAAGATCTTAACTATAAGATCGATATACAGACAAACAAGATAGCAACTCAAGAGAAGTACCTTCGTGATATCAAGTCTTTGACTGATGATAATAAGAAAGAGTATGAATCAAGGATTGCGGATGCCCAGTCTGAGATAGACAAACTGCAAGCAGAGAACTCAGAAACGAGTTTGGGTCTGGATGATAAGATTGCTTCTGCTGAAGACAATATGAAAAAACTTAATGATGAGAAGCAAGATCTTTTGATGAAGAGTCAAGACATCAAGACACAGATGAGTGCGATAACTAAACGTGCCAAGTTCTATGATGATAACGATACTTGCCCAGAATGTAAACAGGATCTGGTTGAGGATCTGCGTAAGAAAAATATAGATGAATGTAAGCACGAAGCAAAGAACCTTGCATCTATGAAAAAGTCCATAGGTGAACAAGGGGTAAAAGTTGAAGTGCAGATCTCTGACACAAGCGAGACCTTGAAAGATCTAAGACAACTGCTAAGTCAGATCACCACAAATAATAAAGAGATATCCTCACTCCAAAAAACTATTGGTGAGTATCAGAAGTTTTTGGATAAGGAAGTAGTTGCGGATCTAACTGCCGCAACAAACGATTGCGAATCAATGAAGCAGGAGAAGCAATCGTTCATGGAAGAGAAGTTCGAGATATCAGAACAGTACAATTACAATTCTGTTATGGGAGAAATGCTGAAAGATAGTGGTATAAAAACAAAAATAATCAAACAGTATCTACCTGCGATCAACCAACTTACAAATCAATATTTGCAGGTGCTCGACTTCTTTGTCCATTTCAATCTTGATGAGTCGTTTGTAGAAACGATTAGATCAAGACATAGGGATGCGTTTACCTACGACTCCTTCAGTGAAGGAGAGAAACAGCGTATCGACTTGGCACTTCTCTTTACTTGGAGACAGATTGCCAAGATGAAAAACTCGGTTGCTACTAACTTACTAATCCTAGATGAGACGTTTGACTCATCACTGGATCATGAGGGTGTAGAAAATCTACTGAAGATATTGTACACTCTTGGTGAGGATACAAACGTCTTCGTAATATCTCATAAGGGAGATATCCTTGATGGTAAGTTCGAGAATAAAATTGAGTTTAGAAAAGAAAGAAACTTCAGTAAAATGTATTGACACTCAGTCGAGTATGTGGTATAATTATAGAAGTTTAACCCACGGAGTATATTATGGAACTACAGGAACAAACCTTAAATGTTCTCAGAAACTTTTCGGATATCAATCCGAATTTGATTATCAAAGAGGGTAACACAATAAAGACTATCAGTGAAGCAAAGAATGTTATTGCTACTGCGATAGTTGATAACGAGTTCCCTCAAACAATGGGCATCTATGACTTGAAAGAGTTTATCGGTGTCTTGTCATTGGTTGACCAACCAAATCTAAAATTTGCTGAAGAATCAGTTACAGTTAGTGATCAGAGTGGTCGATCTAAAGTAAGGTATTTCTTTTCACCAGAAGAAACATTAACTACTCCAAAGAAAGATGTAGTCTTTCCAGAGGCAGACGTGTCGTTTACTCTTGAGTCAAACACACTGAACAGATTGAGAAGTGCCGCATCCACTTTGGGACACTCGGAAGTTTCAATCACACCTGGTGATGGTGTGTTGACTCTTTCAGTCTTAGATGAGGGTAATGCAACATCTAATACATATTCAATAGATGTTCCTTACACAACTAAACCAGATCAAGACTTCAAGTTTGTTGTCAAGATCTCTAACCTAAAAATCCTACCTGGTAATTATGAAGTGAACATATCATCCAAGATGATCTCTGAATTCAAGAATACAGATACAAATGTTCGTTACTATATCGCGCTAGAAAAATCATCAAAATTTGGAGTATAAGATGTCAGAAAAGTATGATGAATTAATGAAACTTGCCAACCAAGTATCTCGCTCAACTGTTGCAGTAGTTGATGCAGTTACTCAACGTGGTGGTTTCAAAGGAGAGGAACTCTCTACCATTGGTCAGTTACGTGATCAAGCAATCCAGACAATATCTATTGTAGAAAACCTACAACAAGATGCCGCCATGGAGACTGAAGAATAAGGTTTACATTCACACTCAAGTTTGATATAATGTTTTTGTGATGGAGTATATGAATGAACCAATTTCTTTGGGTGGAGAAATACCGCCCACAAACAATAGACGAGTGTATCCTTGATAGTTCGCTAAAGGATACATTCAATAAGATAGCAGAGTCAGGTGAAATACCAAATATGTTATTCACTGGCACTGCAGGTCTTGGTAAAACAACAGTTGCCAAGGCACTATGCAACATGCTTGATCTTGACTATATTGTCATCAACGGATCTGAAGAGGGCAACATAGACACTCTCCGTGGTAAGATCAAGCAGTTTGCAAGTACTGTCTCACTTCAAGGTGGCATCAAGGTTGTGATACTTGATGAGGCAGATTATCTAAACCCACAGTCTACCCAACCTGCCCTTCGTGGATTCATAGAAGAGTTCGCCAACAACTGTCGGTTTATACTTACCTGTAACTTCAAGAACAGAATCATTGAACCTCTCCATTCCCGATGTGGTGTGTACGAGTTCAATGGTGGAGATAAACAACAACTATGTAATGACTTCTTCATTAGGTGTCAGGGTATTCTGTCTGGCGAAGGTGTTCCTTATGACAAACCTGCACTAGCAGAACTAATCATGAAACACTATCCAGACTGGAGACGTGTACTAAATGAGTTGCAAAGATATTCATTATCTGGTAAAATAGATGCAGGTGTTCTAAATAATATTTCAGATAAAAATTACAATGATCTATTCTCCTGTATCAAAAACAAAAACTTCAAGAAAATGAGATCTTGGGTTGTAAACAATATAGATACAGATGCGTCTGCTATTTTTAGATCTATCTACGATAGGATGCAGGATCATATTAAACCTTCATCCATTCCTCAGTTAGTTCTAATCCTAGCAGACTATCAATATAAAAACGCATTCGTTGCTGATCACGAACTCAACGTAGTTGCATGTCTTACAGAGGTTATGGCAAATGTCGAATTCACTTAGATTATTTACTAAAGACGATTGTCCCTATTGCGATGCTATGAAAAGCAAGTTGACCAACTGGGGTGTAAACTTTGATACTATAAACATTAGCGAGGATATAGAATCAAAATACTTTTTAAAAGAAAATGGACACAGAACAGTCCCACAACTTTACTTTGGAGATTATCATATTGATCATGTCAATACCAGAGAGTTTACTCACGATGATCTTATGAATCATATGCGAGGTGCGTGGGCAGTTCAAGATTCTGGTGTAGAGGATATGTCGTGAATCCATTTTCTTTTGTAACTGCCATCAACGATAACAAAGATATTATGGTTGATGATATTGCCGAGAAAGCATACGACTCATTCTTGGTAAACAGAAGTCTATCTTATTTTCAAGATACGGTTCTTCTGGCAAATGAAATGAATATAAACCACCATGTCGATAAACGTCTACAAAACGACTTTCTTATAAATATGGTTAGGAAACGGAAAAGATTCTCCAAGTGGGATAAACCGAATTCTAACAGTGACGTGGAAGTAGTCAAAGAATATTATGGTTACAATAATGAAAAGGCACATAATGCTTTGACCCTTCTAACAAGTGAACAAATTGATATATTGAGACAGAAGGTTTATAAAGGTGGAAGAAAATAATGTAATAGAGTGGACACCTTCATCTATGCTAGAGGTTACGTTAAACGAACCCGATGATTTTTTGAAGGTAAGAGAAACACTCACGCGGATTGGAGTGGCATCGAGAAAGGATAAGAAATTATACCAGTCATGTCACATACTGCACAAACAGGGTAGGTACTTCATAGTACATTTTAAAGAGTTATTTTTATTAGATGGGAAGAAATCTAATTTAGAAGAGAATGATATTGCTAGACGAAATACAATTGCACAGTTGATGAGTGACTGGGGACTTATTTCGATTGAGGGTACAACGGTATCTCCACTAGCACCAATGAGACAAATTAAAATAATACCTTTCAAAGAAAAGAATGATTGGGAACTTTGCCCAAAATACAATATCGGATCTAAGTAAGGAATACGAATGCAACGTCTAACTAGTTATCTAGAAGAAGGTGTCAATGATCCTGCAATATTTAAGTCAGTTTTTCTGGCAGGAGGACCTGGATCTGGCAAGTCATTTATTGTTGGTCAGACCGCACTTACCGCACTAGGATTTAAAGTAATCAACTCAGACGATGCATTTGAGAATGCTTTGAAAAAAGCAGGACTAAAGACAACACCAGACGATATCTATTCCCCCAAGGGACAAGAGATTAGAAAGGGTGCCGTTGCTCTAACTGGCAAGAGAATGCAGTTAGCAATAGACGGAAGACTCGGTCTGGTGATAGACGGAACAGGAAAGAATTACGAAAAGATCAGCAATCAAGCAAAAGATCTCAAAGCATTGGGATATGAGACTGCAATGATCTTTGTAAACACAACAGAAGAAGATGCACTGATTAGAAATAGAAGACGTGCTAGGAAACTACCAGACGCAGAAGTAAGTAAAATGTGGAAGGATGTTCAGAAGAACATTGGTAAGTTTCAAAATTTATTTGGAAGGAATATGTTTGTAGTGGATAACTCTGAGGGTGCCAACTGGAAAGGTGCTACTCAATCTGTCTACAAACGAATTGCATCATGGTCAAGATCTAAACCCAAAGGTGGTATCGCCAAAAAGTGGATGGACTCCCAAAGAAATAAAGGGTAAGACTCTTGACATTTGATATGTGAATAACTATATATTATATGACATGCCAATAATGGGTGTCAGTTTAACCTTGCTAGTCCTAGGAGGAAAATATGACTGGAAGTTTTGTTTACCCACGAAGTGGGTTCATCGGTTTTGACCACATCTTTAATCAACTTGAGAATATTCATAAACACGCTAAAGACACATACCCCCCACACAATGTTGTGAAGGAAGAAGAATTTAGGTTTATGATTGAAGTTGCAGTGGCAGGTTTCAAACAAGAACATATTGATATAGAAGTGAAGGATCATGTCCTCACCATTACAGGTGAACGTCCTGCACGAAGAGATCAGGATTTATATGCTCATAAGGGAATCAGTGCTCGAAACTGGAAAAAGTCATTTAGACTGTCTGAATATACAGAAGTAACTGGAGCGGATCTAGAGGATGGAATACTAACTGTCAACTTAGAAGTTATCCTACCCGAAGAGAAGCGTCCTCGTAAGATTGAAATTGGATCAAACGAGGAAAAGAAAAATGGCAAATTTTTTACAAAGGGTCGTAAATAACTGGCGACACAATAAACAAGTTCGTCAAACCGTAAGAGAACTACGCAACCTAACAGATGCAGAACTCACTGATATTGGTTTAGGACGTGGAGATATAGTATCTGTTGCACGTGGTGACAAAGATATGAAGATGTCTTCAAGAGTAGTTTTTGATAATAGGGTTTTACCAGTAAACCCCAACATTAAGGGGTGGGTGTAATGAGCGCAGTAATGGGTTACGTATTCTCACCACTATCTGGATTCTGGAGATCTCTAACCAGAACAACAGAAATAATTGGTTACACTCGTGCGGCAACAGCACTTGCACAAATGGGTTTCCATGAAGAAGCAAAGCGGTGTATGACGGAAGTAAATAAAATACGATAAATACAGGGGCAGGGTAACACCTGCCCTTTGTTATAGGAGATAGAAATGAGTTTTGACTTCACATTCACAAGAGAACATCTTGCTGAAATAATACCTGGCAACAAGCAGGTTGAAGAATGGTACGCGGCATTATATGAAGTATTGCCTATGTACGATATTACAACTGAGCGTAGGGTTGCTCACTTCTTGTCGCAGTGTGCACACGAGAGTGCAAACTTCAAACGACTAGAAGAAAATTTAAACTACTCAGCAAAAGCATTACGTGCTGTCTTTGGTAGATACTTTGGAGATCCACCCAAGAGGGATGCTGATGAGTATCACCGTCAACCAGAAAAGATTGCCAACTACGTCTACATGGATGAGTTCCGTAAATACAAAATGGGGAATATTCACGAGGGTGATGGTTGGTTATTCCGAGGCCGGGGTCTAAAGCAACTTACTGGCAGAGAAAATTACTCACGCTTTGGAGACTCGATTGGTATGACTGCAGAAGAAGCGGCAGAGTATGTTCAGTCCTTCAATGGTGCAATACAAAGTGCCTGTTGGTTCTGGGATACAAATCACCTAAATGACATTGCAGACGGTGACAATGTAAAAGCAATGACTAAGAAAATCAATGGTGGATCTATTGGTCTAGAAGATCGGCAGAGACGATACATCAATGCAATGGATGTTCTAGGTATGCCATTTGATATACACGAATCTGACGATGATGATGAAGACGATATCCTAGATGATATCGGAGTCTTACGTAGAGGATCTCGTGGTGAAGGTGTCAAGATAATGCAGGAAGCATTAGGATTAGATGCTGATGGGATATTTGGTAGAGGCACAGAACGTGCTTTGAAACTCTGGCAGACAGATAATGGACTGACACCTGATGGAGTGGCAGGTCCTATGACCATGGAAAAACTGATTGATTATTGAAAAAAGACTTTACATCCTCTCGAATTTCTGTTATAATAGAAATGTTATTCGGGAGGATGCATGTCAGCATTTTACACATCCGTAGTTCGCTACAGTAATTACATTCTCTACCGAGGTTACGATGATCTTGGTAGACCAGTTGCCAAAAAAGAAAAGTTCAAACCACAACTCTATGTTCCAGTAGATAAAGATACTGGATGGAGAGGTTTTGATGGTACACCTATTACTACTATAGACTTTGATTCTATGAAAGAGTGCAAAGCATTCATGGAAAAGTATGAGAGTGTTGTAGGGTATAACATATATGGCATGAGCAATTACATCCACCAGTACATCACTAGAAAGTTTCCGAAAGATATTAAGTTTGATCGTGATAAGATCAATGTAACAACCATTGACATTGAGACTGAGTATGAAGGTGGATTCCCAGACATTGAACAAGCAGATCAAAAAGTTCTTGCTATCACCGTAAAGAATAATAAGGATGGTATATATTATGTGTGGGGATTGCAGGACTATGATGCTGATGCCTCACTAATCAAACCAGTAGTATACGTCAAGTGTTCTAATGAGAATGAACTACTTGGACGTTTTCTTGCACACTGGCAGAAACCAGAACACATGCCAGATGTTATCACTGGTTGGAATGTTCGCTTCTTTGACATTCCGTATCTGATAAACAGAGTCAATAGAATCCTTGGTAGCGATAGATGCAGAGAGTTTTCTCCATGGGGATTGTTCGATCACCGTAAGATCTTCAGACTGAATAAAGAAGAAAGTGTGTATGATCTTCGTGGTATAGAAACACTTGACTATCTTGAACTGTTCCAGAAGTTTGGTTATGCCTATGGTAAGCAGGAGTCATATAAACTAGATCACATTGCTAATGTTGTACTCGGTGAGAAGAAACTATCCTATGAAGAATCTGGTTCACTCAAGCAACTATACAAAGATGATTTTCAAAAGTATATCGACTATAACATGAAAGATGTGCAACTGGTTGATCGTCTTGAAGATAAGATGGGATTGATTACATTGGCAATGACTGTTGCCTACCAAGGTGGTGTGAACTATCAGGATACTTTTGGGACTACTGGTATCTGGGAATCAATCATCCATCGTAAACTCAATAGTATGAAGATTGCTCCAGATGCTTACAAGAGTAATATACCAGACAAGAGTGAGTTCGCAGGTGGTTTTGTAAAAGATCCGAAAGTCGGTGCACATGATTGGGTTGTGTCGTTTGACCTGAACTCTCTGTACCCAAACATCATTGTACAATGGAACATGTCACCAGAGACACTTGGCAAACTACCACCAGATAATCTACCAAGTGGTGTAGATCATAATCTTGCATTTTTTGAAAGCGGAGATCCTATGCATCCTGCCCAGAGAGAAAGAGATATATGTCTGGCAACAAATGGATCTACCTATACAAAAAAGATTGATGGTGTTATTCCACAAATCATTGTAGACTACTATGATGATCGTAGAGTTATAAAGAAACAGATGCTTGCGGCAGAACAAGCATACCAGAAAGAAAAAACATTTGAATTAGAAAAAGAGATCAATAGGTTTCACAATCAACAGATGGCAATCAAGATCTTGATGAACTCTTTGTATGGTGCGTTGGGCAACAGATACTTCAAATACTATGATCTACGCATTGCAGAGGGTGTGACTCTCACTGGTCAGATGGTTATCCAGTGGGCAGAAAAAGCAATCAACCTAGAAATGAATAACCTCATGAAAACTTCTGGAGTTGATTATGTGATTGCAATCGACACTGACTCACTGTATATAAACTTCGGTGACATGATAAAGAAACTCAATCCAAAAGATCCAGTGAAGTTTCTTGATAAGATATCTGAGGAACACTTCGAACCTATCCTCGCAAAAGCATATGATGATCTGTTCAAGAAGTTCAACTGCCACAATCCTAGAATGGAAATGGCACGTGAGGTAATTGCTGATCGTGGTATATGGACTGCCAAGAAAAGATATATACTAAATGTTCACAACTCTGAAGGAGTGCAATACGAAGAACCCAAACTAAAGATAATGGGGATCGAGGCAGTGAAAAGTTCGACTCCTGAAATTGTGAGGAACAAATTTAAAGAAGCATTCAAGATAATTATATCGTCAACTGAGAAAGAGGTTCAGCAATTTATTCAAGATTTTAAGAGCGAGTTTAAGTCACTACCACCACAAGCAATCGCGTTTCCTCGTGGTGTGTCTAACATAACTGACTGGCATGAAAGAAATACAATCTACAAGAAGGGGACTCCAATACACGTCCGAGGATCTCTACTATATAATAATTATCTAAAGCAATATAAGTGCACTAACAAATATGAATTAATTGAAAATGGAAGTCGTATCAAATTTTGTTATCTTCGTATGCCAAACACAATAAAAGAGAATGTCATATCATTTCCAGATGTGATCCCGAAAGAGTTCGGTCTTGATCGTTACGTAGATTATGATAAGCAGTTTGAGAAAACTTTTATAGACCCTCTTCGCTTCATCCTAGATGCAATCGGATGGAATGTTGAAGAGCAAGCAACCTTGGAGGATTTTTTTGCATGACAGTCGCAGGAAAGATATGGGGACAAACAGAATTACTTGAGGCAAATGGTGCCCTTGAATTTCACAGAATAGAATTCAAGAAAGGGTATGAGTGCTCAGAACATAAACACGAATTCAAATGGAATGGTTTCTATGTTGAGGAAGGTCAGATGATGGTAAAGGTCTGGCAGGACGAACAGGGATTAGTTGACGAGACAATCCTCAATCCTGGCGACTACACCAAAGTCAAACCTGGTCTCTATCACCAGTTCATAGGACTGGAAGATGGCGTTGCATTTGAACTGTACTGGGCAGAATTTAATCACAACGATATAAAACGAAGAAGTTCGGGAAAGAAAACATGATAAGAAATATATTAAATAAAATACCAGAGTTTTGTCTATCACACTGGTTACTAAGAATACCACTTGCAATTGTTTTTCTACAGCAAGGATTTAGTAAGTTACCATTTAGTGTAGAAGATGCTGAGTCTTGGGAGTTACCTTACTTGGTGTGGTGGTTCGTTGTGTATGGAGAAATCGGTGCAGGTATAGGATTACTACTTAGTGGTATTCTAGTCACTAAAATTGCAGGTGATTATGTCTGGGACTTTTGGTTACAGGATCTTGGCGATTTGATAACACGATTCAGTGGTATTGTTATGTGCTGTATTGCTACTGGAGTAATATGGATAGGTCAACCAACAAGTTTACTAGACGTTATATTATACGACAACCTACACGTATTCCTATGGGTAGGTGGTTTATTTTTTGCATTAAGAGGAAGTAGGACATAATGACACAAAAGTTTAGTCAGCAAATAGTTAAGGCATGTAGAATGCATGCCGAAGGAGAACTAGAGCGAGCGAAAACTAATATATTAGTTTATATGAGAAATGCCGCAGGTATAGGTGAACATAGTGATATAGTTGAAGCAATACAAAAAGAACTAACTACTATGGGTCATGCTCATGAACGATTAGAAATGTTGGACAAATACTTTAAGGAGTAATAATGAACGCGAGTTACACTACAAACTTTGATCATGTCGGTGAGTTTATGAAAACCTTTGGACAAGAGGTTAAGAGTAAACCAGAGTTTCCAGATAAAGAAACACAGAAGTTACGGTTGGAGTTGATAGCAGAAGAGTTAGAAGAACTATGGGATGCTATAGAAGAGAAAGACATGGTTGGAATTGCAGATGCTCTTACTGATATTTTGTATGTAACCTATGGCGCAGGTCATGCGTTTGGGATAAATCTTGACGAGTGTTTTCGTGAGGTGCAAAGATCAAATATGTCTAAACTTGGGAAAGATGGCAAACCTATCTACCGAGAAGATGGCAAGGTATTGAAGGGTGAGGACTACTCACCGCCAGACTTAAAAAAGTTCTTTACAACAATATAATATTGTGCTATAATATGTGTTATGAGTTACTTCAAAACACCACTAAGATATCCTGGCGGTAAGTCCAAGGCAGTAAAAAGACTAGAAACATTCTTCCCATATCTGGGGGACTACACGCACTATCGTGAACCGTTCCTTGGCGGTGGGTCTGTTGCCTTGTACGTTGCTCAGAAATATCCTCACCTAAAAATACATGTCAATGACAAGTACAGTGCCCTTCATAACTTTTGGTACTACTTACAGGAAGAGGGAACTATGCTCACTGATGTAATCCAAAGATGCATACGTGAGAGTAAAGATAAAAAGAAACTATTCTTAGATTGTAGAAACACTGTAAACAATGATGAACCCAACAGTTTCATTCACGCAGTGTCATTTTATATTTGTAACAGATGTTCTTTTAGTGGATTGACTGCCAGTGGTGGTTTCAGTAAGATTGCAAGTGAAGAAAGATTCACCGAAAACATTGCACAAGATCTTATTGATTATTCTATTTTAATTAAAAATTGGACAATAACTGACTGGGACTATTCCAGAATGATGGAAGACGCAGATGAAAAAACATTTGTATATCTAGATCCACCATATGATATCAAAGACTCATTGTATGGCAACAAGGGCAAGATGCACAAAGGGTTTGATCATGATAGATTTGCAAAGGTGTGTAAAGAATCTAAACTACATCAACTGATATCTTATAATGCTGATGAGAAAGTAAGAGAGAGATTTGATGGTTGGAATATGAATGCGTTTTCTCACACGTATTCGATGCAGTCCGTAGGTGACTATGCAGAAGAACAGAAGAAGCGAAAAGAATTGGTAATGTGGAACTATGGTATCACTAACTATTTTTAAAAGTATATTCGACAACAAAACACATAGGCGACTTGACTTGGAAGACTTTGATCAGTTCGAGTCTTTATTGTACAAGATGTCAGAGGTGGACAAGAAGTCTAAGGACGAAGCACAGTTGATCTGTCCTGCAACCTATGAGAAAGATAAGACTCGTGCCAATGCCAATGTGCAAGAGTGGGTTGGATGGGCGGCAGTTGATGTCGATGACTTTGAATGTGAGGGTGATCTCCAGACTGAGTTGATGTCTAGGTTTGGTCATTATCGGTGGGTATGCTATAGCACTGCAAGCAGTAAGGAAGAGTTACCAAAATTCAGACTGGTGTTCCCACTCAGAGAAAATGTTCCTGCAGATAAGATCAAGCACTTCTGGTATGCACTGCAATCTGAACTGGGAGATCTTGGTGATAAGCAGACTAAAGATCTTTCGAGAATGTATTACATCCCTGCCAAGTATGATGGTGCATATAATTTTATATTCAGCAATCGTGATGCACAACCAATAGATCCAAGTGAACTGATGGTGAAGTGGGAGTACTTTACTAAGTCCACTCTTGAAGATTTCTTTTCTGATAGTTTCAATCAAAAGATACTTCAAAGAATAAAGGACGAACTGACTAATGATAATATACATTGGACATCCTACAGGGATTGTCCATTCTTTCCAAAACAACTAGCAACAGAATACAAAATGATTACTAACACAGGTTGGTATCACAAGATGTATCAGATCATGGTTGCTATTGCAGGAAATGCGACAAAGAAGAAGTACCCGATATCGTCTGAAGAAATCTCTACGATGTGTCGGGAGTTTGATATGGAAACTGGTAATTGGTATGAAAACCGTCCTCTAGATAAAGAGGCAGACCGAGCACTAGAATATGTTTATAGGAATAGAAGATATGAGTAAGAAACACGATTACAATGAAGAAATGCAGGATCTGATATTCACCTCTGCAGGTGACTTTATGGGATTGCAGGAAGATGAAGAAGAGCATAACTACTGCACAACAAAAGGTTTAGGTTGGGCATTCCTTATCATTGCATTGTTTATGCTAGGCGTTCCTATAATAATGCTTATGATTATGGTGGGACTAGATGAGTATGCAAGATACTGCAATCTAAACATCATGCCATGTTTTACAAACACAATTAACTTTTTGAGAGAGGTATTGAACTAATGAACCCTAGAGAATCTGCCCAGATAGAAGCAGAAAAAACTTTTGAAGCATTNATGCTTTGGACGAAGCGAGTTGTATATATAACTATATTCTTCTTAATTGTTGTCGTAGTAGGATGCAACAGTGGAGTAGAAACAGGATCTAATGCAACAGGTTCAAAATATAATGGCGAGGCATATGATCCTAGCAATCTTAATATAAAGGATAAGTAGATGAGTAAGAAAGTAACGCCTATAGGGTGGGGGAGAACTATTTTAGGTGCAAGGGATGCATGGAAAAGTATAATGACTATAAAGAATTCTCCACTCCGTGGTTTACCACCCCAGTTAGGGTTGATGGTATTTTCAATATTAGCAGTGATGTGGAGTGGCATCTTTGCGGCAATAATAAATAATCCATATGCATTTGGTATATCTGCAGGTGGACATCTATTAGTTGTCTTTGGTATTTTCATTACTGCAATAGTATATGATAGTGCAGAAAAATATAGCGCACCACAGAACTATAACTCACGAGGCGTAGGTGGTGAGCACGAGTAATGGTATGGGCATACTTTATACTAGTATATGGTTATCCTATAATGATGATTGTTATGGCAGTTTACTTTCATAGGAAATTTAAATGAAATGGTTTGTAGTAATAATTTTTAACACACTAGCAGGTGACATCTTTGTGTTCAACCAACCTTCGTTTGATACGAGGGAAGAATGCATGATTACTTTAGTCCAGTCTAGGGATGCAATCCTGCAGAAACTCATACTTGAGTATGGAGAACCTATGCCCATAGAGGCAGTGAATTGTGTGCGCGAAGATGTAATTGAGAAAGTAATAAAAGATGAAGTGGTTGATATTAGTTTTACTAACGAAGGGTGAACCTTTCACAATACCAATGCAAGAGTTCGAACACGAAGATGCTTGCTTTGAGTATGTAACTACCAAAGAAAATTATCCAACAATCGCGGTAGAGGTTATTGCAATNGCAGGGTTCAATGATCCTATAGTAAATATAATATGTACGCCAGAGAACAGAGTAAAGGAATATTTGAATGTGGGTTCTAGTATGGTTAGCACTTGAAGCAAATCAAGAAGTGGATTATTATCACATAGGTACATATGACACAGACAAGGAATGTCAGGTATCTTTGAAGGAAGCGTCAGTATTGATAACAAGCAACAATCAAGCACTGAGTTGTTTTTATGTCGGAGAGGATGCTGATGGATAAGTGGAATATTGCCATAGTAGGTCATGGATATGTTGGTAAGGCAGTAGAATACGGATTCAACACAAACGAAGTAAACACATATATCATAGATCCAATATACAACAAAGGCATTGACACTATCAAAGATGTAAAGATAGATGTTGCCTTTGTTTGTGTTCCAACTCCATTTGGATCTGATGGAGAGATAGACTCGTCCATCGTAGAAGAAGTTGTCGGTCAACTCAAACCAAAGAACTGTGTCATTGCTATCAAGTCTACAGTGACTCCAGACATAGTAACTAAATTACATGAGGACAACGATAGAGTTGTTTACAACCCTGAGTTCCTCACAGAACAAAATGCCCTAGATGATTTTGTAAATCCACCCATGCACATATTTGGTGGAGACAAGTCCTACTGTAAATGGTTGCATACATTCTACCTCGATCATAGTAGATGTAAGGATAGAACAACCAGATCTTATTACATGACACCTGCAGAAGCATCGTTTGTCAAATATGGAATAAATTCTTTTTTAGCATCAAAGGTATTGTGGTTCAATCAATTTTCAGATATCTGTGATAAATACAACGTAAGGTACAACACTGTAATCAATGCCATGATAACAGATCAACGCATAGGTAGCAGTCATGTACAAGTGCCAGGATCTGATGGCAGGAAAGGATACGGTGGTGCTTGCTTTCCAAAAGATACAAATGCATTCTCTAGATTTGCTGAAGGTGACTTCTCACTACTTGATCTAATCATCAAGGAGAACAATAAGTATCGTTCTAATTATAACTTAGACGATAGAGAAAAAGAACAAAATGTTGTTTACATTAATAACAAAATGTGATATACTATATTTAAAGTCGGAGATATAAATGGCAACAATTGGTATTACTGGTATGGGTGGATTCATTGGTTTCCATCTAGCAAAAAAACTTCACGATGAAGGTCATGAAGTATGCGGATTCGATAGTTATAATGATTACTATGATCCTATACTAAAAGCAAACAGATCAGAAAATCTCAGGGCAAACTGTGGAATAGAAACGCAGAATGTAGATCTCAAAGATAGAAAAGAACTTGATCTGTGGATGAAGAAAAGATACCCAGATGTTATCATACACCTTGCCGCATACGCAGGTGTAAGAAACTCTATGGATTGTCCAGATGATTATATTCAGAATAATGTTGTCGGTACACATAATCTAATCGAGTCCTGCAAGAAGTACGACATAGACAAAGTTGTATTTGCTTCCACGTCTTGTGTTATGGCAGGTAATGAGTTACCATGGAAGGAAGACGAGAAAGTCGGGTATCCTCTCAATCCATATGGATACACAAAGTTGTGTAACGAATCTCAGTTCATAGCAAGTGCAATACCGACTACCATTGGATTACGTTTCTTCACAGTATATGGTGAGTGGGGTAGACCAGACATGGCACTCTTTGATTTCACCAATAAGATTATCAAGAACGAACCTATTGATCTATTCAATAATGGGGATATGATCAGAGACTTTACTTATGTCGGTGACATAGTCAACGGTGTAAACATAGTTACAGACTTGGCACTCAAGTCAGAAACAGTAAAAGATGTTTATAACATAGGTAACGGTAGACAGGTTCCTCTCATGGAGTTTGTAGAGAACATTGAGTTTCAACTACAAAGAAAAGCACAAAAGAATTTTGTCCCGAAGCATCCTGCAGATACTCAGGCAACTTGGTCAGACACGACTAAGTTACAAGCATTGGGATACAAAGCAGAGACACCTATTGAAGAGGGTGTTGAAAAATTCATAACTTGGTATAAGGGATATTACAATGTTAACTGAAAACGAACAAGAAAATATTGCCACCGCTTGGTTAGGTGATAGAAATACAATTTCAGACTTGGCAAAAAGTGTTGCAGAATATCATGGAATAACAGAAGAAGAATTGTATATACGAACAGTCAAAGGTGGAGAAGCACTGTATCATCAATACTACATGCGAGACGGTGAAGGTTTCTAATGATCACTGGACTCACTGCGTCTACATTTGACTTGCTACATGCAGGTCACATTGCAATGCTGAGAGAAGCAAAGTCGCAGTGTGATTATCTTATCTGTGCGCTACAGATAGATCCTTCATTAGATAGACCAGAGAAGAACTCTCCAGTCCAATCTATTGTAGAAAGATATTCGCAATTGTCTGCAGTCAAATATGTAGACGAGATACTGGTGTATCAGTACGAATGTGATTTGTTGGACATCATACAGATGTATCCAATAAACCTTAGAATCCTTGGAGAAGAATATCGTGACAAGGATTTTACTGGCAAGGATGAGTGCCGTAAGTTAGGCATTCAACTTTACTTCAACAAAAGAGAACATAGATTCTCATCATCTGATTTACGCAAAAGAGTAACAGAGAAAGAGGGTGGATAAATGGAACAACAAGAACGATATTACGAATCCATGTTGAAAATGAATAAGCAAGCAAACATGGAAGAAGATCTTCGAAGCACAGTAGAAGATCTAAAAACAAGAGTCAAAAACCTAGAAGAGGAAATTGCTTGGCAGAAAAAAGATTAGACTTTACAACCTTTTTATTATGTGGTATAATGTGAGACATAGGAGAAGAATATGTCAATAATGGATAAGTTAAAGAAGAATAGCAAACTTGATAATACTGCTATTCTATCAGAATCTATTTACTTCCAAGATGTGGAAATGGTATCCACAGATATTCCAATGCTAAACGTGGCACTGTCTGGTGATATTGATGGTGGTCTCACACCTGGTCTAACGATGTTAGCAGGTCCTAGTAAACACTTCAAGACATCGTTTGCATTAGTATTGGCAAGATCATATCTTGATAAGTATCCAGATTCTGTATGTTTGTTTTACGATTCTGAGTTTGGTTCTCCACAATCATACTTTGAACAGTACGGTGTGGACACCAGTCGTGTACTACATACACCAATCAAAAATGTTGAGGATCTAAAGTTTGATATCATATCACAACTAGAAGGTCTAGAAAGAAAAGATAAAGTCATTATCATTATTGACTCTATCGGCAACTTGGCATCTAAGAAAGAATTAGAGGATGCCATGAATGAGAAGTCAGTTGCTGACATGTCTCGTGCCAAAGCACTCAAAGGTTTGGGTAGAATGATAACTCCTTATCTCAAGGAATTGAACATTCCTATTGTTGCTGTAAACCATACGTATAAAGAGATTGGACTATTTCCGAAAGATGTTGTCGGTGGTGGTACTGGTCTGTATTATTCATCTGATAATATATACATTGTTGGTAGACAACAGGAGAAGAAGGGGACTGAAATTGAGGGATATAATTTTGTATTGAAAGTGGAGAAGTCTCGTTATGTCAAAGAACAGTCTAAAATACCTATCAGTGTTACTTGGGATGGCGGCATCGCTCCTTATAGCGGTCTCCTCGATGTCGCTATCGCAGGTGGTTATATCTGCTCTCCTTCTAGTGGGTGGTATAGTGTTGTTGATCGAACTGATAGAGATGTCGTACACCCCAAAGTCAGAAAAACAGAAACCATGGAAGAGTCTTTCTGGTTGCCGATTTTCGAAAGTACTGACTTTAAACAGTTTGTCCAACAGAAGTTCAGTATTGGTCGGACTAATGCTAACCAGACTGATAATGAAGATGGAGCATAAAGAAAACGACACATACCAGTTGATACCTGCAGAAGGTAATGATCAATACTGGTGTGTGCGAATACTAAAAGGTCACTTCAACGAAACAGTGATTCGTTATGGACAGATTGCTTTCAATGAAAGAGAAGAGGGCGTTATGTCTTTCAACTTTTTTATTGAGTCAACACCCGACTCAACCTTGTCGGTTGATAATGCTTTACTCCAAGAGGTAGCAGGAGATATCTTACAAAAGATCATAGAGCAATCAATAACGGATAACAGTGGCATCGTAGGTAAACACCCCGATGAAGAAAACTGGGAACCCCTAACATCTGAGGAGTAATAACTTGATTGGTATTGAGCAAGTTATCTTCAGAAATATGATCCTTGACGATGGTTACATGCGTAAAGTATTACCCTTCGTCAAGGATGAATATTTTGAAGGATTGTATAGAAAACTATACACTACATTTAAAAAGTACGTAGAAGAATATAATAGAAGTCCAACTAAAGAAGCATTCATGCTTGAGTCAAACATGACTGAACAGAACTTTTCTGTGATGCAAGATGCGTTTGATAAGTTGTACAAGGAAGAAAAAGTAGACACTGAATGGTTAGTCGATCAGACTGAGAAGTGGTGTCAAGGTAGAGCACTAGAGATTGCGATTGTAGAATCTGTCAATGTTATTGAAGGTAAGCACGATACTCTGAGTAAGGGAGCATTGCCAGATCTATTGCAGAAAGCACTCGGAGTTGCTTTCGATGTAAATGTTGGTCACGACTATATTGACAATGTCGAAGAACGTTGGGACTTCTATAACAAGCAAGAAGAAAAGATGCCGTTTGATCTTGAAATGTTCAATGCTATCACTAAGGGTGGTGTGCCAAACAAAACTCTGAACATTGCACTGGCAGGTACTGGTGTTGGTAAGAGTTTGTTTATGTGTCACGTTGCGTCTAGTGCATTGACTGATGGTAAGAATGTATTGTATATTACGATGGAAATGGCAGAAGAAAGAATTGCAGAACGTATTGACGCAAACCTACTCAACGTTCCAATAGATCAGTTGGAGTCAATGCCCAAGACTTTGTTCACAGAGAAAGTCAAAGCAATATCATCTAAAACTTCTGGACAGTTGATCATCAAAGAATATCCTACTGGATCTGCACACTCAGGACACTTCCGCGCATTGCTAGGTGAACTGAAACTGAAGAGACAATTTGAACCAGACATTATTTTTATAGATTATTTAAATATTTGTGCGTCAAGTAGAATGAAAGGAATGGGTGGTGCAATCAACTCATACAACTACATTAAAGCAATTGCTGAAGAGTTACGTGGCCTTGCAGTCGAGTTTGACGTACCGATCTTCTCTGCAACACAAACGACTCGTTCTGGTTATTCTAACTCGGATGTTGGGTTGGAAGACACGTCCGAGTCTTTTGGATTACCCGCTACCGCTGATCTCATGTTCGCTCTCATATCTACGGAAGAACTCCAACAACTAGGTCAGATCATGGTCAAACAATTGAAGAATAGATATAATGACCCAACACAAAACAAAAGATTTGTTGTTGGTGTTGATCGAAGTAAAATGAG